TTTTATCTTGAGATATTCCTAAATGGAGAAAAAAAAGCTCGTAAATCAATTAATTACCAATTATCTGAATTACCAGTCATTTTTTTGGGTCTACTACTTTAATAAATCTTTACAAATTAAAAAATAATTGATTACCAGTCATTTTTTTGGGTCGTAATCAGTTTTTTTTCAATTAATTGATTTTTTGTAAATTACAAAGACAAATATTTGAGTTGTAATTTAATTTATTAACAATTAATTGATTTAGTAAAATACTTATTGGCAAAACAATATAAAGAAAAATAGTCTCAATTAATTATTATGGAAAATATTTTAACTATTAAAAATAAAAAAGTTCTCGATTTTTATAAAAAACATAAAAATATAAATTTTGAGAGTATGAACGTAATTTTTGTAGAAATTTTAGAAAATCTTTTGCGAAATACGAATCCAGCATTAGATTCAAACACTGCTGCTGCAATTCTTGATAGTATTAATTCTCTACAAACCCAAGTCAATAACATAAATGAAACTGTTTCTAAAAATCAAAATGACATAAACAATATGTTTACACTTAAGTTTGTTGAATTTAAACGTGATTATATGGAAGAACTTCGCTTGATTATTGCTAATAATGCTACCGAAAAGGTAGCTCCTATCATTAAAGAATATAATGAATCACTTTTGGATAAAACACGTATTATGATTAGTGATATTATTCCAAAAAACCATGATTCACTATATAAAACCATAGATTCTTCTTTACAACAACTACAAACGAATATTAACAATGATACAAATAGTCTTATGAAATCTTCATTAACAAAAGATGTTCTCGAGAACTTTTCTTCAAATTTGGACGAAAAAATCACAAAAACTATATTAAGTTCTCAAAATACACTCAATAGTTTACTTTCCTCTACAGAACAACGCATTGATAATCGGTTAAGTGAAATTAAAGATATTTCTTCTAAAAATGATTCTTCACAATCAACTTTATGCACAAATATTAATGATTTATTGCGAAAAATGGAAAATTCTTCATCTAAAGGTAAAATTTCTGAAAATTTACTATTCAATGTTATACATACATTATACCCTATTGCACAAATTGAATCTGTTGGCACAACTAAAGAAACTGGTGATATTATGTTAAAACGTAAAGATAAACACCCTATCATGTTTGAAAATAAGAATTATGATAGAAATGTTGGACAAGAAGAGGTTCGTAAATTCATACGTGATGTAGAAATTCAAAAATGTTCTGGAATTATGTTAGCACAACACTTTGGTATTGCTAATAAAAATAACTTTGAAATTGAAGTTAATAATAACAATGTTCTCGTATATCTTCATTGCGTTGAGTATAACGCTGATAAAATTAAGGCTGCAGTTGATATTATTGACTATTTTAAGGATTGTCTTGAAGAATTAGAAGTTGATAGTGGAGAACATATTAACATGAGCAAAGATTTTCTTAATGACATCAATAAAGAATATCAAAACTTTATTAACTATAAACTTTCACACATCAAAAATATTAAAGATTATAACTCAAAGCTACTCGCACAAGCTGAAGAACTTAAGTTGCCTTCACTTGAGCATTATTTATCCAAACTATTTGCTTCTTCTGTATCTAAAGATACTACTTGCGACTACTGCAACTATGTTGCTAAAAATCTTCGTGCATTAACCGCACACCATAGAGGATGTGCATTAAAAAAACAGCATGACCTAAAAAGACGTGAAAAACTTACACAAGAACTTGCTAATAATAAAAATGTTTTACAATATAATCCCAATGTTTAAATTTTTACTTTATAATAATGCTTTTATTATTATAAATTTTTTATTCTGTATCTAATTCTAACATAATTTTATGTAGATCTCTTCTCTTAAATATATCGTGAAATCTGCATGCAAATTCAAAATCAATAATTATACATTTATTATTACTTATATACATATTACTTTTTTGCAATTTAAGTATAGATTCTTTTATGCTTGCATTACGTGTTTTTGAATAATTTTCCATATAATCTTTTAAATTGTCTTTTTCAAAATTAAACCAAATATCATTATGATTTATATTATATTTTTCACGTAAATATGATAATACGTTATATCCTTCCATATATTTTTTATAACTATCTAATAATACTCTATATTCAGCATTATTATCTATTGCAATATTATTATTTTCTAATCTACATATAATATCTATATCTGTATTTAATTTTTTTTCATAATAAGGTATTTTATAAAAATATATTGTTTTATTATCTTCCATATCAATTAACTCCCCATAATCTTGTATTTCAGGAATTATTACATTATTATTATTATTATTATTAAAAGCTAATTTATGAAAATATATCTCTGTTAAAAATTGTATACAATATACATCTTTAAAAATATAATCTTTTTCTAATATCAATACTTTATATATGTTATTTTCATGTTTTATTATTCCTCTGCTTATTAATATACATGATTTTGAACATAAAGAAGTTCTATTATCTATACATTTTGTTCTTATGCATGGGATATTGTTTCTTTTATAAAAATTAGGGTCTTTATTAAATATATCGCTAAATTTATACTTTGGTATATTTTTATACATTTCCATTAATTTTTCTTTATCTTCTGCATACAGTTCATTATTCTTACACCTATTTGTTAACCACTTCTCAATATTACTATCCATTTATTATATAATAATATTTTTATTTAGCTCGAATAATATAATTAACTATGCAATATTGTGGATAATAATTCTTTTGTTTTCCAGTTTCATTCGGAGATACAAATAATATTTTCCAAGCGGTTGAATAACCTACAGTTGCTCCAAGACTACCACCATAAGTTTCACCTCCACGTCTATTAAAATATTTCAGTTCAGAAAAAGATAGTTCATGTTTATGCGGATAATGTCTAGAATTTAATTGTTTATCTCCATCCGTAGTACCTATATTTATATTAGCTGATGTTCCTATCGGAAACCTTCTCTTTAAATCTGGAACTTTAAATTTACCAGCAGTCTCTGAAGTTCCATAAGTATTACCAATAACTTCAAATAATTTTGGATAATCATCAATATTATGTTCACCTCCATTACACCATAAATATCCTGTTGAAGTCAGATTACCAATATCATCTCCACCCCATAATAATATAGAACCTATATGTGGAAAAACCTCTGTTTGAATATTAGTAGTCGAAAATTCTATTTTTTCATTCGTAATCTTTACCATTTTTATATAATAATATAATATAATATATTAATAATATGGTAAAAATTACGAATGATCATTTAAAATTAACAGATAATTTAAATCAATATTCAAAAGTTCCATTTACTGGAACTGTTATATTATGGACAGGTTCCACCTCACCTGATGGTGCATTATTATGTAATGGAAAACAATATGAAGTTGCAGATTATCCTGTATTAGCCGAATTTTTAGGATATCCCTCAACTGATACTTATTTTAATGTTCCCAATTTTAATAATCGCATACCAATTGGTGCAGATAATACTACTAATGTATTAAATAATGGTGTTAATATTGGAGGTTCAGAAAAAATTAATGGTATACCACACTCACATAGTGTAGATCTGAACGGTATAAAAAAAAATGTATATACATGGGATAATCCCGAAATTGGTAATGGCGCCCATAATTACCAATTTAGTATTGGAACCACCAACAAAACTATATCTGAAAATACAACAGATGAAAAAATAGATTATTTTCCACCATATACAGCAGTTAATTATATAATATATACCTAACCGATTCTACCTCTACCTGTATAAATCATATATTTCACTGCAAAATATCTTGGCTTATGAACACCACTACTATTATCACTAATAGTTCCAGTTGTATGCGTTTCGTTGCTCCAATGTGCAGGAGAAAATGGATAAGTATTGTCCATATCCCCGTTTCGATCACTTAAAGAATTTATATATTCATGAAGCCGGCCAGCGTGGCTATGCACAAATTGGTCTGAATCTATTTCCCAACTACCACCTTCTCTTCCATTACTATGTTTATCTTCTGATGTTCCTAATTCTGATTCATCTACTGTATTTGCTCCTAATGGAAATCTATCTTGTAAATCTGGAACATTAAACGAATTGCCTGAACCTCCATATTTATAATTTAATACATCACATAATTCTGGATAAGTACCTTTATCATATGGGTCTCCATCACATAATAAAAATGCTGTTCCTAATGTTATATTTTCCTTATAACACATTAATATTGTACCTATCGGAAAATCAAAATGCACTTCATTATTTATTAAAACATTATCTTTTGTTGTTGATATGACTGGTCCTGACGGCACCGAATAAAACATAAAATATTCTGAAACAGATTCTGGTGTAATTAATTCTATTATTTTATTATCATTTAATGTTGAATCTTCAGATTGAAATGTTGTCGGTATTACCCAATTAAATAAAGTATTATCATAATTTATTATAAATGTCTTATAATTTTTTTTTAATTCATTATTATCAAATGAAGAAATTGATAAATATACTATACATTTTACTATTGCATTCTGTGAATCAGCTGTTCTATACCATATATTTAGAATTTCCAAAACATTTGAATTAATAGATTGATGTGTTGCATATACATTTTTTAATTCAGATAATGAACTAACCGACTTTGCAGTTGCAGTTGAAAATGGTGGAATAACTGGTAAACTTTCATATACTTTAACATAATTAGATAAATCTGTATTTTCTAAACCCGATGATATTATAGTTCCAGTTTCAATATTATTATTTCCATTCAAATCCCATACGTTAAATTGTAAATTATAACTCATATTTCGGGATTCATATAACGTATTATTACCATTACTATATGAATAATATATCCATAAATCTGTTGATAAATTTACATAATTTATATTATTGTTAACATTTATCCCATTTAACCATAATGTATGAATTTTTTCTATATTCTTTGATGAATCAATTTCTGCAAATGATGCATCGAATTGATTTCCTACATCTATATTATTTATCATTATTGGATTTAACACATCTATATTAAATGATACGTCTATATTATATGATGGTATAGATGTGTATCCCACCAAATCATTTCCATTATAATCATAATTTTTAGAACTTAATGTTTCTATTGCTACTGAATAATTTTCAGTATTTGATTCCATATTATAACTCAAATCTACGATTCCAAAATATAATTTACTTGTTTCGTTATTAGTATTATATGAATGATATAGTTTTACATTAATTACTGTATTGTTCACAGTAGAATCATTATACCATATATTATGTGCATTTACCAATACGTTATCTGAAACTGTTTCATATTGGGTTTTTATTTCTTGTAATTTATTTTCAAGTTCTACTATTGTAAATTCCGAATGTATTAACGATATTGCTAATTGATTATTAAATGATTCATTTGCATTATTAAATGACCATCCATTTATTACTCTATCATATATAGCTGTTGTATAATATGTATAATTTGGCACTGTAAAATAAATAAAACACGGTAGTATATTTTTTCGACTGGTAGATGACCATAACTTAATTATTGTTCCTACTGTTGTGCTATATACATTGTTATATGTTGTTTTTAATGCACTTACCTTTCCTGGTATATCATATAAAATATTTGATAATATTTGATGAAAATTAGAATTACCAAGATTGTCTGCTATACCACTATTCTGTGTAAATACATATAAATCATTTCCTATTATTGACCATTCACGAGTATTTTTCAAATATCTTATATCTATTCTTGTCCAACACGTATTACTTAAATAACCATCTACATCTACATCTTCCTTTATACCATATAGCTTTAAATCTATATTATTCTCTGTTAATTTTGTATCATTATATAAAACATCATATGTTGTATCTTCTGGTGTTAAATTTAATTTATCATACCATATTTCATTTACAAATGATATTTGTTTATTATCTGTAAAATATGTTTTATATACAGATTTTAAACTTGTAATCGACTGTCTATCCGTTATCATATACGCATCAAAATTAAAATATGATAATACATAATTTGATACTTCTGGTATACTTGCATGTTGCGTATTATTTATTGTTGGTGCTACTGCGGTTGTTTCATCTGTTGGAATTGTCCATGCATATGCATACGTTGCATTACCATTTGTTATAGTTCTTGTTATTGTATATTTTACTTTTCTTGTTTCATATAACACATTTCCTTGTGCATCTGAATAATCTGTCAAAACATATATCCATACGTCTGCCACTCTTGTTGTATTACTATAATTTCTATCGAATACATCTCTCTCATCATGCCATATATTATATACTTGACTTAAATTATATGTTGTACTACTATTTGGGTCATTTAAATTTGTTGTTGTATAATTTTTTCCATCATATATCGTCTTCAAACTCGCTAATGATACAGTTGATGTATTCATTTGAAATGGTTCAAATCCTTGAAATATATCAGTAAAACCTATAAGTTCACCTCCAGATAAACTATTACTAATTATTGTCGCAGGGGGGTCAGATTCAACCGGATTTCCGTTATATAAACTCTCTGTCCAACCATTCGTATCTGGAGAAAAAGTAAATAACTGTGTTTTATATGCAATTATACCGGTTGAAGCTGCTACATACGAATAATATGCCCAAAAATTTGTCCCTCCATACACTTGCGATGTATTATACTTTAATTCATGCACTTCTTTTAATGTTTGAACCTCGGATAAACTTTCTATATATGTTTCTAAACCACTTGTCTGTGCCAATGCATCTGCTGGAACAAATTTCTTTTGCACTACTATTTCACTTGAATTTTTTTCTTCTATCCACAAATTTGTTCCATCTCCATTACGAACTCGAATTGAATTAACACCATATGTTCCTGATGATAATGTAAATGAACCATCACTCGTCCCCCCCGATGTCCAATTTACTCCACTATCTACACTATATTCCCATTGCGATGCTCCACTTCCAAGATCTACATCTACTGTTGCGCTATCTTCTTCAACTGGACTTGATGGAAAAGATACTGTTGGAGGAGATAACGGCACTTCTACGTCTAATACTAATTTTATAGTTCCTGTATCACT